GAGCAAGTTTGGTGATAATGGATTTATCAACAGTGGAACCGCTGACGCAAACACTCAGATCCAGTATTTCGGCGGAAAATCGTTGTTCTTCAATGAGGGTATAGCCACCCGAATGACCCTGAACTCAACGGGGCTGGGCGTGGGGGTGAGTCCTGCTGGTACTGGCGGTTGCTTGCAGCTAAAGAGCGGCATCACCTTCCCCGCTACTCAAGTCGCTTCGTCCGATGCGAACACTCTGGATGATTACGAGGAGGGGACTTGGACGCCGACGGTGAGTGCCACATCGGGAACTCTAACAACCACAACTGTAAATGCGGCATCCTACACTAAAATCGGCAGATTTGTGTCGGTACAAGTAGACATTTCAATCGTAAACATTGGAACCGCTTCGGGACTATTGCTATTTAGCCTTCCGACGGGATTAAATCAAGTGACAGATGCTAACGTAGGTGTTTTGAGAGAACTCGGCGCAACTGGATCTATGGGGCAGATTATCTATCAAAGCGCAACGCAGGTGGCAGTTGCTCTTTATAATAACGGAACGCTTATTGTTAACGGATACAGGTTTCGCGGAACATACACATACACCACAGCAACCTAATTTATGATTACCCTCTCTTGGATCATCGAACGCCTTCTCGTTAAGCCCACCGAAGGCAGTCTCACCGATGTCGTCATCACCGCCGACTGGCGTTGCAACGGCACTCAGGATCAATACAGCGGCACTTGCTACGGCTCATGCTCGTTCGCTCCGCCGTCTGGTGAGTTCACGCCTTACGAGGATCTGACGCAGGAACAGGTGCTTGGTTGGTGCTACGCCAATGGAGTCGATAAGACCGCCATTGAGGCAAACGTGACGCAGCAGATCAACGATCAGATCAATCCGCCCGTGGTGACGCTGCCGTTGCCGTGGGTGCCGGTTGTGGTTGCGGAGCCTGTGGTTGTCGTTGACGCTTCTGTCGCATGATCAAGATCGAACTCACCCAGGAGCAGGCCAATAGCCTCCTCCAACTCATCGACATTGCGGTTAAGGCTGGTGGCGTTGCTAACGCCCGTGCAGCCCTTCCGCTTGTGGACCTCATAGTCGCAGCCGCACAGCCTAAATCCGAGTAATGGAACCAACGAACAGCAGCACCAGCCCTGGACTCAGCCTAGCAGCAGCGGCAGGTGCCACCGCTGTTTCGTTTATCCCAGTGCTCACCGACTGGGTTCGCCTTATCACCGCGCTGATTGGCTTACTTTGCGCCTGTTACGGAGCGTATCGCTTATTTAAATCCAAATGAAAAACACGAAAACAACTCTCGCTGGTGTAGGTGCCATACTGGTCGCTGTTGGAGGAGCCTTACGGGCTGCCTTTGATGGTGACCCTAGCACCAACATCGACATCGCATCTACCATCGCCGCGGTGACCGCTGGTATCGGCCTGATTATGGCCAAGGATGCCGACAAGAAGCCGGAATGAACGTCATCGAGCAGATCGTGACAGCTATTCTAAAATGGCTGACCGGCCTGGCTAAAACTGAACCAACAGCCGAAGATGCCAAACCAGACCCCGAGCTTAAACAAAAGCTGCTGGATCGCATTGATAAGTCTGGCGTCTAGCTGTGGCTGCGCCACCCGTGTGGTCTATGTGCCTCACGGCGAGCCTGTACGTCTGGCTGAGAGTGTTAAGGCACGAGTCTGGGTCAAAGGTGCAAACGGTGTTCCTGTTCTCTCCAGGAACCGTATAACGCTCGCAGAAGGTTGGTACGCTCTCCCTAAGGAATAAAATCATGGCCCAGCAAACGATCAACATCGGCACCATCGCCAACGACAACACCGGGGACACCCTCCGCGGTGCCGGTGAGAAAATTAACGACAACTTCGACGAGCTGTATGCCGCGGTGCCGCTGGTTACACCGAGCACCTGGGTGCCGACGCTGACCGACTCCGGAGGTGGCCGCACTTACGCCATCACCACCAACACAGCCCGGCACACGTCCATCGGCTTCGTGACTACCTTTACCGCGGACATCACCGTCAACTCGGTGACCGGATCCGCTACGGGCAACCTCCGGCTATCACTACCTGACGCCGTGACCTACGCGGCCGCCGCCTCGGTATGGCTGACCAACGGCACCAACCAGGCCAAGACCTCAGTGATCGCTCGCCTAATCGCCGGCACCAGCTACCTAGAGCTGTCTGCTTTCGAGACCGGAGCAGCCACTAGCCTGGCCGCCCATCTCCAGGCCACTAGCCGACTCATAGTCTCCGGCACGTACTTCACCACCTGATGACCACCATCGGATCGAGTCTCCAGCAGGGCATGGCGGTGCTCCAGCAGATGCTAGGGGCTCCGATGTTCATCTGGGAAGGCACGTCGATCCGGTGCATCCCGGCTGCCGTCAACGATGCCAACGTGCCCATCTCCGGTGGGTTCCAAGACAACGTGACCTCGAGGATCCCGGTCATGTTCTCCGACTGGAAGACCTGCGATTCGACGCTGGTCTCGATGGACTCGACGCTCTACACGCTCGACCAGGGGACCACATTCTCCAGGCTACTCAAGGAGGACGGCCTATTCATCCTCCAGGAGAACAGCGACCGCATCGCCCTGACCTTCTGCAAGCCGAGGCCGGTGGTCGGTAGGACTCTGGTCTATCAAGGCCGCACCCTCCGCATCCTGTCCTGCCGTGTGGATGCCTCCGGCGCCTACTACAACCTGGAACTGGGGGCCAAGACCAAGTGAGGCCTGTCGTCAACATGACGGTCGACTCGAGCAACTTCGATGCTGCCATGAAGCAGTATCTGCTGACTACATCGCGCGATCTTCACAAGGCGATCAACAGCCGGTTCTTTTACCTGATGGTCAGGCTATTCGTCCTGGTGCCGCCCAAGAGCCCAGGCCAGGAGCGTCGCAGGATCGCCGACTACCTGGGTACGCCCGTCGGTGACATCAACCGCAAGTCTAAGAAGACGGGCAAGCGGGTCGGCAAGTCTCGCATCCTTCGCCGGGTGCATCTCATCGCTCAGTCGAAGGAAGCTAAGGGCGGTCGCCGCGGCCTGTATGGCGAAGAGATGAAGGCAGCAGCCTCGGCCCTGATGCGGAAGGCCATCGGGTCCGTCGGCTATCTTCGCAGCGGTGTGGTGAAGATGATCCGCGTCTACAACAAGGGATTCAGCCAGTTTCAGAGCGCCAAGTGGAAGCCGCTTTCGAAGCCTCCCGGCTACAAGGCGCCGAAGCAGACCAACGCCGCCCTGGTCTCACTTGCCAATCAGTACGGCCTCAACGAGGAGAACGTCGCCACGCACAAGGGCACCAAGGCTCGAGGATTTCAGGCTGTCCCAGGCTTTAACCCGACAGCCTCGGTAGTCATGACTGCCGGTGTGGCCGACAGCCAATACAACCGGGTGGCCGGCATCTACAACACGGCCATGCAAAAGGCTTTCGACGACGAGACGACTGAGATGATCAATCACATGACCGAGGCCCTCCTGGCTAACGGTAAGGTTCTCGAAGATAACGGGATTTCAATCAAATGAACGCCGTAGCCCTAAGAGCAGAACTTGCAGTCGCTGACTACCTGGCGGCCGCTGATTGGTCGGCATCCGGCGCCGGCACGCCCACCTGCCTGACGTCCTACAGCCGCGGCCTCTACGACGACCCAGACGACCAGGACGTCATGCCCAACTTCCCGCGCTTGGTTGTCTCGACCAACTCGGCCAGGCCAATGCAGCGCACCGACTTAACCTGCGAGGTCGAGATCGCTGTCGAGTTGCAGCTATCGGCCGACGACACCGACGAGGCTGCAATGCTGACCACCGTCCAGGTGCTCGACAACCTGATCCTGCCGCTGTTCGACGACGCTGGTGCCTCTGCTCTCAATGCGCCATCAAACGACGCCAGCGGCCCCTTTACAGGGCAATTCGCCGCCCCTCTGGACTTTGGGGCATCCTCAATCTCTAATCGGTCCAGGACGTTCACAAGGACCTTCACCCTCTACTGTTCGGCAACCATCTAACCACCCACACGAATGGCTAATTCACAAGGACTCGCATACCAATTCGGTTCACCGGCTTCGGTGACGATGTTCGACACCGATAACGCAACCGCAGTTTTCACCGCCCTGGCGTCGATTGAGAGTTACGACCTGACTCACGAAGCCGACACCGAGGAGGTTCGCAACAGCGGTGGTGAGACAGTCGGCCACATCGGCTACAATGAACGGGTGACTCTTAACCTGAACCTGATTCCCTCTGGCGCTAATGCAGCCGCCGCTCTGGCCTTCTGTTCACTGGCTCCGGTCAACGGAACGGTTTCCATCACCGGCGCTCCAGTGATTAAGATGATGGGCACAGCCGACATCCTAAACACCGGCCGGTTCATCTATGCCGGCGGTGGCTCGGTCAAAATGACCCAGAGCGGCAAAGCCATGGTCTCGATCACCGTGAAGAAATTCAAGAACCTGACCACCGGCGCCGCTGTCGCCCTGAACGTGTGAGCAGCCTGGCCGCCATCCTAAGTGCAACCGCCAAGCCCTGTCCGATGGTGATCGGGCTCCGCATGGTGCCCTTTACTGTCGGCCATGCCATCCTGCTGCATCGGCTGGGATCGCCATTCGTCACCGGAGGCCGGGCCACCGCTAACGACCTGGTCGAGGCTGTTGTCGTGTGCAGCCAATCCGCCGAGGAGTCGATCAAGACCATGGCCTCGGTGTTCCGATGGGTGCCGCTTAGGCTGATGCGCCAGAAGGTCAGCAAGTCCGACCTGGTCAAGGAATGCCAAATCCTCCAGGAGTGGATTGGCGACAAATCCGACTGTCCCGAGGTTCTACGGCAGCCAGGTGCAGGATCCAGGGAGGCCGCTATGCCCTGGCCTGAAAGGCTGGTGGTCGGCCTGGTCGACATTGGATTCACCGAGGAGACGGTTCTAAATATGCCGGTGACCGATGCCGAAAGGTTCTTCCTGACCAATGCCGAAATGCACGGTCAGGTCGAGCTGTGGAACAATAAGAACGATGCCCTCTGGCGCCTGGGTCAAGAACGGGAGACAGTAAGGAACTAACAAATGGCCATTTTTTCACTCATCGCAAAGCTCGGCCTGGACGGTTCGGCCTACGAAAGCGGCCTTAAACGAGCCTCCAGCATGACCGACAAGTTCCGGTCATCCGTTGGGGCCCAGCTAGGCAGCGCGCTATCCGTTGCTGCTATTGGATCCTTTGTCTCCAAAGTAATCGACACAGTCGATGCCATCGGCGACCTATCCGAGCAGCTTAACATTAGCACCGACGACGTGCAGCGCCTCCAGGTGCTCGCAAGCGAGACAGGTGTTTCCTTCGAGTCCATGGCCAAGTCGATCACAGCAGTCGGCCAGGAGCGCCTCAAGGCTATTGAGGAGGGAGGAAAGGCCCGGGAATACTTCAAAGCACTCGGCTTTTCAGTCGCTGAACTTAACGACAAGAGCATCTCGAATATTGACCTAATCTCGAGGATGGGCCAGGCCCACAAGGATGCAGGCAGCAGCGCACAGACTCAGGCGGCCATGATAGCGATTCTCGGCGAGAAGGCATTCAAGGCCGCGGGTGCAATGGCTAAAATCAAGGAGATCGGTCCGATCAATCTGATCTCAAAAGAGCAAATTGATTCTGTTGGAAAATTAGCTGATCGCATGGACGAGATAAAACGGAACATTATTGTTTCCGCAGTGCCTGAGATCAACTTCTGGGCAGACGCAATTGAGCGTGCCGCTAAAGATGCTAAAACAATGGAAGATGGATTGCTTGGATTTTTTCAAACACTTACATTCAAGGGATCAATTGTAAAAGCCGGTTTGCAAGAAGCGCTTGCGTCACCTCAAGATGTGAACAGAAGTTTCGAGGCATTACCAATCCAACGCGGCACCATCGGCACAATAGACAGCAGGGTAAAACGCGAGACCTCAATGTTCTCAACGGAAGCGCCTCCTGGATGGGTTAACACCCTGGTGGGTCAAATCAAGATTCAGACCAACGAGACCCGTGCAATCCGAGTAAACACCGGCAGAACAGCTCAGGCTGTCGAATAACATGGCAACGCTTCAAGGAAAACCAATTCCATCGCCGGTAGCCTACGATTACATTGAGGTCAGCCGCGCCTACGAGAACAACGGCACAGGCCGGGTGGTCCAGTTAGTTTTCCGCGGCGACAAGGATACCCTCCGCATCGCATCGGCCCAATGGGTGGCACTGGGCGCCAAATACAGCATCCGCGAGGACGGCCCTTATTCCGAGGCCACCGTTACAATCGGAGGGAGTTCCTTTGACCCTGGAACACCAATCCAAGATCAAGCGGCCCCACCACCGGGAGAAATAGCGGACATCCGCTACGAGTTCCGCACCGACTACCTCGATGTGTCGGTGTTTGCTCTTCCAGCAGTCGACAAGGAGGCAAACTCGACAGGGAATCCAAACCTTTATAAGCTGGTAATTGAGACAGCCGCTAAGAACGGTGAGATTCTGTCTCAGAAGGAGACCAACCTCGGAAACCCAACGACTTTTCCGATGGCGAACAAGGTGTGGCAGATGCTGTACCGAGGCCAAGACACGTTCCCGATTGCCAGAGTCAGTCTGACCAGAATAGCTACCTTCAGCGGCAATCTAGGCCTGCCTCAAGTTCCTAACGGAATCCCGCCTGTCTACACGCCGCAATCGTTTACTGAGAATTGGAATTTGCCATTTTCTGTGCAACAAATGCTTCCTAGAATTCCGACCGATCCAGCCACGGGGCAAATATTAGCACCCTACGGCACAGTCTGGGGCTGGAAACAGACAAACTACTCGACCAGCCTGATAACCAAAACAAACCAGGTCGAGCAGGTCATCGCATGGACTTTCGCACCTTACGACACACTCATCTATCCATTCTTCTGAGTAACCTTTAAAAAACACATACTATGGCAGACGAAATCCAAATGACGGCTCGGTTGTACGCCTCTAAAAACGGCGCTTACCTCCCAAGCGTAACCTACACCAAGAGCGCCACCATGGTCGGCACCGACATGGGCAGCCAAACTCAAATTATCGGCTATGCTGCTGTCGAATCGCTTAACGTGCCGACAGACGTGTCGTCTCCTTACAAGCTGTTGATAAGCAACCTAGACGCTACCAACTTCGTTCAGCTTGGTTTTGTGTCGGGCACCTATACAATGCGGATTCCCGCTGGTGAAACACTCTTGATTCCATATGTCAGCGCCACCATTTACATCCGAGCAGATACGTCTGATGTAACGATCCAAGCCACCTTCTGCGAAGTTTAACGCACCAACACTATGGCCAACGAAGTCGAGATGTCCGCGCGGCTTTACGCCTCCAAAGGCGGCGCCGTTATCAACTCACTGTCCTACAGCACGGTGGCCAATATGACCGGCACCGACATGGGGCAGCAGACCCAGGTGGTCGGCACGACCGACGAGGCCCTAGACCTGACCGCTGACCTTGGGACGCCCTATCGGCTCCTGGTGGTTAATCTGGACCTAGTCAATGCGGTCTCAATCGGACCTTCATCACCATACTCGTTCCAGATCCCGGCCGGGCAGTTCATCCTGATCCCTTGGGTGGATGCGACGATGTATGTCAAGGCCTCCAACAGCCCCGTGAAGATCTTCGCGCAGTTCTGCGAGATCTGACAAGCCATGGCCATTCAACTGCCCTCAAAACTGGCCGAGACCGGCCTTAAGGCAGACCATGCCCGAGCCATCAATCAATTGATCGAGGCCGTGCGACGGGTCCAGCTTGTCGCCGGGCCTGGCCAACGGGTCGAGCAGAATGCCAACGGCACAGTGCTGAAGACCCCGGTGATGTCGAGCACGGTACAGACTTCCGAGGAGTCTTGGTTCTATTGATATGGCTTTCGCCACAGATCGAAAGGACAAGATGTTCACGGCCAAAAACCTGAACGATCTGTATTCGCGCTTCGACCAGAAATGCTCTCAGGCGTTCAATGGTATGGGACCGCTGTTCGCCAATTCAGCGGCCGGAGTATGGCAGGGTCAATATCCTTACGGTGTCTGGTACGTCTATCGGAACAACCCTGATACCTGTAAACGACTCAGGGCTGACAACGCTGTAGGGCCAGACTACATACCAGGCATCGGCAGCGACTGGCGCGACAATCACAACCAACAGGCATCCAAAGATGCGTTGTCGACTCTTGAAACCAAACATCAAGACGTGGTCGGCGGCCAGGTCTACGTCGATCACTGGGTGGCCGGTGGCGACCCATTCACATGCGACGTGGCTGCAATTCACTACAGCTTCGAGCTGTTGACCAGGAAGATCGGTGGCATCAAGTACGACGTTCACCTTGGCTATGACGCTCCAGCAGGATCGGGCCTTACGTCCTATGTCCGAGGCAGCCTGGGTGCTGGTATCGACCCTACACTGCCTCCTGGTCGGATCCACAAGCACCGGCTGGCTGTCGCTGAAATAGCTATGGAGGGAATCTCCGAGTTCAAGATTCTCAACACCTACCAGCGCTACGACTGCTGGCGGATCCATGCGTGCGGTCAGAGTGGCGTGACTGTTTTTCTCCAGAATCCCGACGAGAGTTCCGAAAGACACCTGGTCGACCGCGGATCCTGTCGATCCTTCCGGCGCCGGCCGGATGGCACCTGGGCAATCCGGTTTCCAGGAGGTGCAGTCTGTCGCTATTTCTTCCCATACTTCAGCGGAGACATCCCGTTCCTGGCAGAAGGGCCTCCGGCATGGTCAGACACTGTAACCCAGTCGGAGTTCCTGACTTTGGAGAGATCCGCTCAGGCCAACAACGTGGCCAACCCGTTCATCATGTTCGAGTGGCGCCGAGTCATGGGAGCGGTGCACGACCCATTCATTCCGTACGATCCTCGGCAAATTTACACTGGAGTCTATGCCGACCCATCTGATGCAAACACCACCATCGGTGATGCCGTGTTCACCTGGGGACGTGCCCGGGTAACCTACAGCAACTCCGCGGGTGATGTTACTAAAGACATCATCAAGCTATTCTCTGGCGCCAATAATCTGGTTGGAAACCTTAGAAGCCTCGGCATCACCGTCAACAAGACCGCCACCAATATCGAGCTGTCGAGCACCAGCGGCCTGATCCGAATCTACCCAATCGACGCCAACATTTTCACGACTACGGCAAACCCATATTGGGAAATTGGTTCCAGCCCAGTCACCATATCGACCATCTATCCGGCCCAATACAGCATGGGAATGGATCCTATGCTCGGACCAGGCACCTACACCTGGGACGCCGGGAATGAGCCCACCATATTCGACTCGATGCGGACTCTTAGGCGCAAGATCGGAGTCGAGATCGGATTCTTAAACGTCTACACCCAGGTCGACGATATCACGGAGGAAAAAGTCTCGATCATCAGCATGACTCCGATGGGGCTCATGTGTCGCGCGGCAACATCCACCGGAGTCGGAGGAAGTTTACTGAACAATCTGGAGACAAAGGCCACCAATGAGAGCCTTTACATCGAACAACGGCCGGCTCAATTCGGTGTGGGTCCATGGCAGAATTGGCTGTATACGTCTGGCACGCACATTTTTTACCTTCAGGTGCCCGGATCTTCTACAAGCGCTCAATGGTCAAACATCCTGCCGGCACGCAACCCGTCGCCTGGAGCAGCGGTGCAGGCAGTTAACACAGCCTTCATTCCACCAGGAGGCCCTTGGGGATTCTCAAGCTCAGTCTATGATTTTGAGCAGGTGAGGGCCTACGACATCAGTTTGGTTGGAGGAACCGACGACCGACCATGGGGCGCTGACTTCTGGAATAACAAATGGGGAGGCCCTAATGGATCCGATGCCTCCGTGCGCATCCTAGGAAGACCCAACAAGACCGAGCAATACGCCTATGTACCAACCGGCCCAAACAGCTCTTTCGTCGACCTGGTGGCAGCAGGCAAAGACGACGTTTTCAAGGACGGACGCGGAGCCTTGTTCGCATCGACGGTGCCCTTTAAATCGTCGACCTATTCGCCGCCGTATCGCGATAACATGACGCACATCTGCTGGACAGGTGGCGTCGAGCAAATTGGCTTTGACCTGCCCTACACGCCGATAGAAAACCCATACCTCCCAGGTGGTGGCCCATTTTTCCACAAGATCCCGAAGTCACCATGGCTGTGGGATCTCATGGAATGGTCAGTCAACGCATGGACCAGATCGGTGCCTTTATGCAATGGTCAGGACTGTTGCCCATTGTACGACGCCACGGGAACCTTTCGAGTGCTCGGAGTGCTGACGGTGGGGATGGTACTCCTTGGGACATCAGGCCGAGAATTTGGTGGCACTTTTCCGAGCTTTTACATCACCGAACAGGTTCACGACCTTTTAATTGCCAACGGCATTGTCTGCTATCAAGACCAGGACTCAGGCGGAAACGATTACTGGTATGTGCCAGCAGCCAATCTGGCCTCATTTTGCGCGATTAACGGTTTTATTGCCTACAATTTTGATACCGAAAACGGTCAGCCCTACGCAAGCCCTCCGGTTGTGGCCACAGGATACGACGTCAAACGCAACTATAGCTTAGGCGAGACCAATCAGCTTTCGAGCTACTACGATCCGAATATCTCGAAGCAATACTGGGAACGATTACGCTACGTCAACCTGCGCTTGGGCAACGATACCGTAGGTAATCCGATCCAAAGCTGACCCCTGTTTGACCCCTGCAAACATTGGGTTTTCTCTCAAATCTACAGAAAAACAGTTTTCTCTGTAGACGGAAGGCTTGGCATCGCCCATCTTGATCACGTCGAAGGCAACAACAGCAAACCAAAGCAAAACATGAGCAACATCATCACCGTCCAACTTCCGACCGAGACCTCCTACTGGGGCAGCACTGCCACCGAGGCTGATGTCTACCGCATCATCGGCAACCTCGAGACGATGATCCGAAGCCAATTCCCTGACGTCGACTTTGACTTCCAGCATATGCAGGAGCCTCGAGGCCGCGGGATCTTTGGAGACGACCAGTCGCTGATGGATTCCATCTACCAATTCATCCAGGACAACTGGACCGCCGCCCTCTGACAACCTTAGCCCCGGGTGGGGCCTAAACCACCTCCAGGGGCGCGACTGGTCAACGCGCAAACCACAGCAACACCACAGCAATGCACAGCAATGAACCTCAACAGCTTAATCTCAGCCCTGATGATCGTAGAAAGCAGCAACAACGACCTGGCCATCGGTGACCAAGGCCGGGCCATTGGATGCCTCCAGATCCACAAGGCCGTTGTCCTGGACGTCAACCGGATCACCGGCAGCCATTACCGGCACCAGGACATGACCAACCGGGTACAGGCCAGGGCGGTGTGCGAGGCTTACTTGAAGCACTACGGCAAGGGCTGCACTGCCGAGCAGTTAGCCCGTAAGTGGAACGGAGGCGGACCCCGCGGAGATAAGAAGCCGGCCACCGAGGCCTATTGGAACAAAGTCAAAAAACAAATCAACAACAACACAAAATGAAACAATCCACAGTAATAGAAACTATCACGCCTCACATTGCTGAGTTATATCTTAAGTTTAACAATAACAACAGGCCATTAAGGAAATCACACATTAGAGAACTCGCCTCTGATATGACGGTAGGTAACTGGCAGGTGACACATCAGGGTATCGCCTTTGACATCACCGGCAGATTGATCGACGGTCAGCATAGACTTCACGCCATTATTGAGGCTGGCGTTTCGATTCAAATATCGGTCACTAGAGGATGCTCTGCTTCTTCGTTCTCTATCCTTGACCGAGGCTCAAACCGCAGCCCATCAGACATTCTCGGATGGTCAAAGAGAATCACCGAGGTAATGACATTAGCACTAAGGATTACAACTGGAACAAATCCAACGGTAAGCAATATAAAATTATTACATGGATCACGATTGTTTAAAAATTGTGAGATTCTCCTGAATCATTGCCCGACAACCAGGTCAGTGATAAGCACTGCAGGAGTTAAGCTGGCCGCTTGCGTCCAAATGGCGGTGCAGGAAGACTGGAATTTCGTTACCGATCAGTATAGGGCACTAATCTTACAGCAGTACCACGACATGACTAAATGCTCGCAGGTATTCAATAGACAATCTGAAGATAAGCGAATGGTAAGAGAAGAGTTGTTCTGTAGGGCGATGTTTGCGTTTGATAACCTTGAGGTTAATAGGTCACATATAATAATCACAAAAGACATCATTGCTCAAAAAAACGAAATAGTTCGACGCATAGTAAACAATGAAACATCAGGGTACTTTGCAAATTAAACCCAAAACGATAAACGTGACACCAAGCACCCACCAAAAACTGCGAGCCTACTGCCTCGCCAACGGCCTCAAGATCCAGGCGGTGGCCGACCATGCGATCTTGGCCTGCTAA